GAGGAGCAACGTACAAAACTTGCGGAGGCTGCCCGCGTTGCGATGGAAGCGCATTTGAAGGCGCGGAAGCCTTCCGGGCATTGGCAACGCCGATGAGGGGCCGCGGCCTAGAGCCGTTGGATATGGCTGCCGCCATCATCGTGCCGGCAATCGTGTTTCTTTGCTGGCTAATGCTGACGCTATTGGTGATAGCGCACGAAAAGGCAGACGATCAGCGCCGCGAGCGCAAGGCGGAAGCGGAATCATTCACGCAAACCTAGGGGGATGCTATGGGCAGGATGCAACGCGAAAAAGGGAAGCGCGGCGAAAGGGATTGCGCTGCCGCGATCAATGCGGCGCTAGGCGGCGACACGGGCGCGAGGCGTGGGGTGCAGTATCAAGGCGGCAGCGATTCGCCAGACGTTCGCCTAGACCTACCGTTACACGTTGAAGTCAAACGATGCGAGGCGCTGCAACTCTATGCGGCCCTCGACCAAGCCAAGCGCGATGCCCCGGAAGGCGTTCCCGCGATCGTCTGCCACCGCCGCAATGGTCGCAAATGGGTAGCAATCCTAGAGATTGATTCGTTAGCAGACGTTGCCCAAATCGTGAGCACTCATATTGCCACTAGGAAATAAGGGGTATTCGCGCGTGCCATGCGTTTCGCACTGTAAAACAAGGGACTATTACCATATGACAATATGGCATGGTCAGAGCGTGCCGAATCGGCACGACGCGGAAACCCCTTGTTTTATGGCACTTTCGCACTGTCGCGATCAAAAAGCCCTATATTTCCGCAGCGAAACGCACTGTAGCATTTTGCTACACCCACCTAGGGGGGGTGGGGGGCCGAAGGTACTACCGGCCATTTGGCCGCGGGGCGGGGCCACGCGAGCCTACGCAAAAACAAAAAAACTTTGTTTGCCAGCCCGCTTTACGAAAGCCGCAGCCGCTGCGGCGTCCACGGTTCGCGAACTGCGAACGCGCGCCCCTCGACGCGCGGCCCGCGCCCGGCCGGCTGACCAAACGAACGCGCGCGGCGTTGCCCGCTGATTGAGCATGGCGAAAAAACCCAAACCTCCCAAGCCGCCGGCGCAGACTTCCGCGAAGCCGCCGCGTAAGATGCCGGCGAAGCCGGCAGCCAAGGCAGCCCCGGCCGCGGTGGCGGATGCCGCCGCGGCATCGCGGGCCGCAGCCTACGAACGCCATAAGGCGGCAGCCGCCGCCCGCATCCAATCGCTGTCGGCCGCTGGCCGCGAGATTGGCGAACTGCCCGCGGTGGCTGACCCCGCGAGGAAGGCCCGCGCCGCGGCATCCTTCCGCGCGTTTTGCGATGAGTATTTCCCGCAAACGTTTTCACTAGAGTGGTCTGCGGATCATTTGGAAGTCATCGCCGCCATTGAATCATCCGTATTGCGTGGCGACCTATTCGCTTACGCGATGCCGCGCGGCTCAGGGAAAACGTCGCTTGCCGAAACGGCCGCGCTATGGGCGCTTCTCTACGGCCATCGCGATTTCGTTTGCATCGTGGGCGCGGATGAGGAACACGCGCGGACGATGCTTGATAGCGTGAAGATTGAATGCGAAACCAACGAATCTTTGCTAGAGGATTTCCCCGAAGCCATCTACCCCATTGCCAAGTTAGAGAAAATCCACCAGCGCGCTAGCGGGCAACTCTATCAAGGCAAATCAACCTCAATCGTTTGGACTAGCAACGAAGTGCAGTTTCCGGCGATCGAAGGATCGAAGGCATCCGGCGGCATCATCAAGGTCGCCGGCATCACCGGCCGTATCCGCGGCATGAGCGCGAAACGCGCTTGCGACGGCCGCAAGGCGAGGCCGTCGCTTGTGCTAATCGATGACCCGCAGACAGACGAAAGCGCCGCAAGCCCGTCGCAAGTTGCGACACGCGAAGCCGTCCTAAAAGGCGCCATCCTTGGCCTAGCCGGCCCCGGCACAAAGATTGCCGGCCTATGCACCGTCACCGTAGTGAAAACTGATGACCTAGCCGATAGGCTCCTCGATCGACAAAAGCATCCGGCATGGCAGGGCAAGCGCCTCAAACTCGTCTACCGCTGGCCGGAGCGCGATGAGTTGTGGGCGCAGTATGCCGAACTGCGCCGCGACGGCCAGCGCACGGGCGATGGTACGGCCGCCGCGGATCAGTTCTACCGCGACCGGCAGGCGGAAATGGACGCGGGCGCGGAAGTTGCTTGGCCGGCGCGAAAGAACGCGGACGAACTAACGGCACTCCAACACGCTTGGAACCTTCGCATCGATCGCGGCGATTCGGCTTTCGCGTCAGAGTTCCAAAACGAACCAATCGTTTCGCAGACCGATTCCGCCCGCCTCAATAAACGCGAACTAGCCACCCGCGCGAGCAACGTTCCCCGCGGCGTGATACCGCTCGGCCACGAAACGCTCACCGCGTTCGTTGACGTTCAAGAGCGGCTTTTGTTTTGGTTGGTGGCGTCGTGGTCGCGTTCCTTCGGCGGCGCCGTGATCGACTACGGCACGTTCCCCGATCAGTCGGTTTCATTCTTCGAAGCGGCCCACGCAAAGCGCACGCTTACCGCGGCGACGGGCGCGGCAGGGCTAGAGGGTTCGTTGTCGGCGGGGCTGGATGCCGTCGCTATCAATCTGCTAGGCCGCGAGTGGTCGCGAGAGGATGGCGTGGCGATGCGCGTCGATCAAATGTTGGTTGATGCAAACTGGGGGCAATCAACCTCGACGGTTCGCACGTTCGCGCGGCGATCCGCGTTCGCGTCTACGATCCTGCCTAGCCACGGCCGCGGCATCGGCGCGAGCGCGAAACCAATCATCGATCAAGGCCGGGCGCGAGGCGACCGCGTGGGTTTGAACTGGCGCATCGGTCAAGTGAGCGCCGGCCAGCGCTCCGCGCTCTTCGATACCAACTATTGGAAATCATTCGTTGCCGCGCGGCTGCGACTGACGCTAGGCGACCCGGAAGCAATCGCGTTTTGCGAGGGCAACCATGATTTGCTTTTTGAGCATCTTGCCGCGGAGTATCCCGTACACACTTCCGCGCGAGGCCGCACGGTCGATGAGTGGAAAACGCTCGGCCGCGATAACCATTGGTGGGATTGCCTAGTAGGCTGCGCGGTGGCGGCATCCATAACCGGCATTAGCCCCACGGCGACCGAAACGGTAGGCCGCCGCCGGCGCCGCGTGGAACTGCCGAAGGGGGCCGGCGGGCGGATTGTCGTTTCCCGGCGCCCGGCCTAGCCGCCATAGCCCCGCCCGCCAGCGGGCGCCGCCGCCTACACTCCGCGGCATGGAAACCATATCGCTAGTGGCCGCCGATGGTCTTGCGGAATCTGACGCAATCGCCATCGTCCGCCGGCTATCCAAGCAGGGCAGCGAGTTCCAACTAGAGATTGCCGGCATCCTCGCGGGCGAGGCTTCCAGCGTTACCCCGGTGGCGCTCTGGCATTCCGATGGCTGCCTAGCCGCGTGGGCGTGTTCGCATTTCTGGCGCGAGCAGCAAACGCTAGAGCAGTTCACCGACACGCGCTACCGCAACCGCGGCCTAGCCACGGCGCTTGCCGCCTTCCTGCGCTCGGCTGGCGTGATCGCGCCAGCCTCGCGGCTTGCCGTGTTCTCGCCGCACTCCTACCGCATCGCTATGCGGCTCGGGTTTAGCGACGTTTGGCGGTATGAGCGAAGCGGCGGCGAATGGCTGCCGGTAGAGCCATAGACCCCTACGCGCGAAGCCATCGCGGCTAGCGTAGAGGTATGAGCGAAACCATCCGCCAATCGATTGAGCAAACCGCCAGCGGCCCCAAGCGCGTGCGCACGGATGCCGGCGAAGTTGAATCGCAGGATATCAGCAAACAGATTGAGGCGGATAAGTATTTGTCTGCAAAGGCTGGCGCCTCTACGAACCACCGCGGGCTGCGGTTTAACACGATCGTCCCTCCGGGGTCTGTCTAGTGGGTTTTTTCGGAAACCTTTTCGGATCAGCGCCGCGCGGCAAGGCCCAATCGCCGCAGCGCGTTCGCGCGCGATTCGATGCCGCCGAATCAACTGACGATCGCCGGCACTGGGCGAACGCTGACTATCTTTCGATGGATGGCGCGTTGACTCCAACAGTCCGCGCGAAGATGAGGAACCGCGCCCGCTATGAACGAAACTCAAACTCCTACCTAGCCGGCATTTCGGAAACGATCGCCGTTGACCTAGTGGGAACGGGGCCGCGGTTGCAACTCGACACGGGCAGCCCGGAAGCCGATCGCGAAATCGAGCGCCGCTTTTTCGATGATATGTGGAGGATTGACCTTCCCGGCAAACTCCGCACGATGCGGCAGGCCAAACTAATCGACGGCGAGGCTTTCGCGCTCTTCTTTTCGAATCCTCGCCTCGACGGGGTGCAACTAGATATCCGGCTGATTGAGGCCGATATGGTTGCGACCCCTGCCGGGGTCTATCAAACCGCGGTAACCGCAGAGGGTTCGGTGGTTGACGGGATGGAGTTTGATGCGGTTGGCAACGTGGCCGCGTATCTGGTTCTCAAAAACCATCCCGGCTCCAACTGGTATTCCTCCGCGTTTGATTTCACTCGCATCGACGCGGC